ATTTTGGAAATGCAAGTCAATTTGGACTTGGCCGGCCACGAAGACAAAGACGAAGAAGGCAATCCAACTGGTATTGCCCTGCCATATATCGTCACCATCGAAAAAAGCTCGATGAAAATCTTGGCTATCCGCAGAAACTGGGAGCCAGATGACGAAAGCCACCAGAAACGTACCCACTTGGTGCACTACGGCTACATCCCCGGTTTTGGCTTCTACTGTTTTGGCCTGATCCACCTGATTGGTGCATACGCCAAGAGCGGCACATCCATCATCCGCCAGTTGGTGGACGCAGGCACCCTGTCAAACTTGCCCGGTGGCTTCAAAACCCGTGGCATGCGCGTCAAGGGTGACGATACGCCGATTGCCCCGGGCGAATGGCGTGACGTAGACGTGCCCGCCGGCGCGCTGCGCGACAACTTGTTGCCGTTGCCATACAAAGAACCGAGCCAAGTGTTGGCCGGGCTGATGGACAAGATCATCGAAGAGGGTCGCCGCTTTGCAAACACGGCAGATTTGAACCTGTCTGACATGTCGGCCAATGCACCAGTTGGCACCACTTTGGCAATTCTTGAACGCACCTTAAAGGTGATGTCTGCCGTCCAAGCGCGCGTGCATTTCAGCTTGAAGCAAGAGCTCAAACTGCTCAAACACATCATTGCCGAGTACACACCCGAGGAATACGACTACGATCCTTCAGAAGGTGACCGTCGCGCCAAGAAGTCGGACTACGATAACGTGGACGTTATACCCGTCAGCGATCCCAATGCGTCAACCATGGCGCAGAAGATCGTCCAGTACCAAGCCGTCTTGCAGTTGGCCCAGTCCGCGCCGCAGATGTACAACATGCCCCTGTTGCACCGCCAGATGTTGGAAGTGCTGGGCATCAAGAACGCTGCCAAGCTGATCCCAATGCCGGAAGACATGGTGCCCGTGGATCCAATCAGCGAGAACCAAAACATCCTGATGATGAAACCGGTCAAGGCGTTCATCTCCCAAGACCACCAAGCCCACATTGCGGTTCACATGTCGGCTATGCAAGATCCAAAAATTGCATCGTTGCTACAAAACAACCCAATGGCACAACAGTTGCAGTCGGCCATGATGGCGCACATCAACGAGCACTTGGGATTCCAGTACCGAGTGGAGATCGAGCAGCAGCTTGGCTTCAGCTTGCCGCCGCAGATGGATCAGTCGGGCGAAGAAGTCCACATGGACCCACAAGCCGAAGCTCGCTTGGCACCGATGTTGGCCATGGCCGCTCAGCGTTTGCTGGCAATGAACCAAGGTCAAGCCGCCCAGCAGCAAGCGCAACAGCAAGCACAAGACCCAATTGTGCAAATGCAACAACAAGAGTTGCAGCTCAAAGCACAAGAGGTTCAGCGAAAATCACAAAAAGATTTGGCAGATATCGCTTTGCGCAAGAAACAACTCGAAATGGACGCGCTCAAAACTGCCGCCCAGATCAAACAACAGAACAACCGCGAGCATGCAAACATGCAAATGGATGCTCTCAAGACAGCCGCTCAACTCCGCCAAGACCAAGTGGAAAACGAGCGCAGTCATGCCATGGATGCTGTCAAACACGCCACCACGTTGGCGCAACAAGAAGCCATGGCAGACAAAGGGCACGCCGTAGATCTGCATAAACACAACATGCAGATGAAGGCAATGCAAAACAAACCTAAACCTAAAGGAGAGTAATGGACCAAAATCTTCAGTACCTTTTGAAAGAGTATCAGGAACGCATGTACATGCTTTCTGATGCCATGGCTCGCGGACATTGTTCGAGCTACGAGGAATACAAATACACATGCGGACAGTTGCGGGGTCTTGAATCTGCATGTGCCATCATCAAAGACCTCGAACAACGAATGGAAAACTCCGACAATGAGTGAAAACCTAGACTTGGTTAACGCGGTAGACCTATCGCAAATCCTCAACAAATCAGCGGAAGAAAAAGCAAAAGCGTTGCCCGAACCAAAAGGCTATCGTATTTTGTGTGCCATCCCTGAAGCGGAAAAGCAATATGACAGCGGCTTGGTAAAAGCCGACGAAACCATGCGCAATGACGAACTGCTCACTACAGTGTTGTTTGTTGTGAAGATGGGGCCTGATTGCTACAAGGATGAAAAACGTTTCCCCACTGGCCCTTGGTGTCAAGAGCATGACTTTGTTCTGGTTCGCCCGAACGCTGGCACTCGCTTGGTGATCCATGACCGTGAGTTCCGAATCATCAATGATGACTCGGTGGAAGCAGTCGTCCAAGATCCTCGCGGCATCCGTCGCAAACAATACTAAGGAGCCGGACATGGCAGATACAGATTTCAAATTCCCTGATGAACTGGAAGATCAGGGAAAGCAAGAAGCCAAAGCTGAGCAAGAAAACATTGAGATCGAGATTGAAGACGATACGCCTGAAGAAGACCGTGGCCGCAAGCCAGTCAATCCAGACGAAGTCAAAAAGCTTGAGATCGAAGTTGACGAAGTTGACAAGTACAGCAAAGACGCCAAGGACAAGATCATTCGCATGAAGCGCATTTGGAACGACGAACGTCGCGCCAGAGAAGCCGCAGAACGCGAACGCATTGCAGCCCTTGAGGCGGCTCAGATGCTCAATGCTCAACTCCAGCGCGCCAACCAATTGTTGGCCACTGGTGAAAAAGACTACAAAGACACCAAGAAAAAGGCAGCCAAAGCTGAGCTCAAGGCCGCCGAGCAGGCATACAAAGAAGCGTATGAGGCTGGTGACTCTGACCGTATGTTGCGCGCCCAGCAAGAGCTCATTCGCGCTCAGAATAGTCTTGACAACATCAAAAAGTTTAAGTTGCCCTCTTTACAAGAGCAGCAATTTAATGTACAAACTCAACCACAGCAGGTTCAACAACCATCTGTGCCGCGTCCTGATGATCGCGTAATGCGTTGGCAGGAAGAAAATGCTTGGTTCGGACAGGACAAAGTCATGACGGCAACAGCACTCGGTGTACACGAAGACTTACGTGAACGAGGGGTTAAAGTTGGGTCTGAGGAATATTACGCAGAGTTAGACAAAACGATGCAAAAACGGTTCCCTGATCATTTCGGTGAGCAGGAATTCGAAGAGGCAAAGCCAGAGAAGACATATTCAAGGGTCAAGCCTGCCACGGTAGTGGCGCCAGCAACTCGGTCGACCGCACCGAAGCGAGTTCGCTTAACGCAATCGCAAGTTGCTATTGCCAAGAAGCTTGGGATTACTCCTGAGCAATATGTCCGTGAAGTTTTGAAATTAGGAGCCTGACATGGCACAAAACCGTATTACTCGTGAAACTGATAACCGTGAATTTGCGGAGCGTCCAAAGCAGTGGATGCCACCGGAGCTTCTCCCTGAGCCCGACAAAGAGGCTGGTTATTCGTATCGCTGGATTCGCGTCTCGATGCTGAACCAAGCTGATCCTCGCAATCTTTCTTCAAAGATGCGCGAAGGTTGGGAACCGGTTCGTGTTGAGGAGCAACCAAAATACCGACTGTTAGCTGATCCCGATTCGCGTTTCAAAGACAACATCGAGATTGGCGGGTTGTTACTCTGCAAGAGTCCAACTGAGTTTGTGCAGCAACGTGCAGAATATGTGCGTCGCCAAACACAATCTCAGACGGATGCGGTGGATAACAGCTTAATGCGTCAGAGCGATGCGCGGATGCCGCTGTTCAAAGACAGCAAGTCCTCGACTACCTTTGGCAGAGGTTAATAAACTTTTTGGAGCTAAAAGATGGCATATCCTACCGTCAACAGCACTTATGGCTTTAAGCCCCTCCAGCGTCTGGATGGCCTGCCATATGCCGGAGCGATCCGTCAAATCCCCGTGGCTGCAGCCTACGCAACCGCAATCTTGAACGGTGATACCGTGAAAGAAAGCGGCGGCTACTTGGTCGCAGCAAACACAACCAACTCTGGTGACATCGTCGGTGTCTTGGTTGGTTGCCAATACGTGAACTCTTTGGGCCAAACCGTCCAAGGTCAGTTCTACCCCGCAGCGGCTTCTACCACTACCGCATTGGCTTACGCCTATGTTGTGGATGATCCCAACGCAACATTCCAAGTTGCAGCTACAACTGCCGGTTCTACCACTCCTGCTGCTTATGCACGCACGATTGTGGGCAAGAACGTGGCATTGGTGGCCAACGTTGGCAGCACTACTACTGGCGATTCTGCTTATGGTATTGACGGCTCTTCAGCTACTACCACTAACACTTTCCCAGTTCGCGTTGTCGACGTGATCACAGCTTCTGCAACTGGTCCCCGCTATGCTACAGCCACGACTTATTATGAGTTCGTCGTGAAACTGAACACAGCTCAATACAACGACTCAACCGGTGCATAAGGAGTAAATCATGGCTATTTCACGCGCACAGTTACTGAAAGAGTTGCTCCCCGGCCTGAACGCTTTGTTCGGTTTGGAATATGCACGCTACGGCGAAGAGCACAAAGAGATCTACGAAACCGAAACTTCGGAACGTAGCTTCGAAGAAGAAACCAAGTTGTCTGGCTTCAGTGCAGCACCTGTCAAAAACGAAGGCCAAGCCATCGCTTATGACAATGCTCAAGAAGCATGGACTGCTCGCTACAACCACGAAACCATTGCTTTGGGCTTCAGCTTGACTGAAGAAGCTATCGAAGACAACTTGTATGACTCGTTGTCCGCTCGCTACACCAAAGCCTTGGCTCGTGCCATGGCCTACACCAAGCAAGTGAAAGCTGCCGCTGTTTTGAACAACGGCTTCACCAGCACTTACACCGGTGGCGACGGCGTGGCTTTGTTCAGCACAGCACACCCCTTGGTTTCTGGTGGCACCAACGCCAACACACCTACCACTCAGTCTGACTTGAACGAAACATCGTTGGAAAACGCTGTGATTCAAATCGCTGCTTGGACAGATGAACGTGGCCTGTTGATCGCTGCTAAGCCTCGCAAACTGATCGTTCCCCCAGCTTTGCAATTCGTTGCCACTCGTTTGTTGGAAACCGAACTCCGCGTCGGTACTAACAACAACGACATCAACGCGTTGAAAAACAACGGTTCGATCCCTGAAGGCTACTCAGTCAACCACTTCTTGACCGACACAAACGCTTGGTTCTTGATGACTGACGTGCCTAACGGCTTGAAACATTTCGTTCGCACCCCCTTGCAAAACAGCATGGACGGCGACTTTGACACCGGCAACGTGCGTTACAAGTCTCGTGAACGTTACAGCTTCGGCTGGTCTGATCCTCTCGGCGCTTTCGGCTCCAGCGGTTCATACTAATCAGGCCTTGAGTCTGGTATCAAAGGGGAGCTTCGGCTCCCTTTTGTTTTGCGTGGAAACGTTTACACGCGCCTTGACTTCGGCCAAAAATAAGGTATGCTTACCGTGTCTGGGATTTCACTTGTACCGGACTGGCCCAGCAGACGATGCAACGATTGGTACAAGTACTTTTGCATAAGGACTTTTTGTCATGGCACGTTCCACCTTTGAAGGCCCAATTCTCTCGGGCGACTCACGTTTTGGCCCCTTGCGCGATGTAGGCTACGCCCGTCTTTCGCAAGAATGTTTCATTGATTTGTCTAACACCACTGCTGGCACTGCCGGCTACTCTGGTGGCTCTAGCCAATTTGTCAATGGCAACACAATCCCCAACGTCAACGCAACCGTTTTCACTGCCGCCGGCGGCACTGTTTACCCTCCAGTTGTTGTGACTCCAACTGCAGACGCTACTACCGCAATCTATCGCGGCGCAGTGTTCTACGTTCCAATCAACAGCATCATCGAAGACATCGTTGTTGACTACACAACAGCCATCACTGTTGGCGGTTCTCCAACATACTCTGCAGTGAGCTTGTTGGCCTCTAACGGCTTTGTGACCTCCAGCCCAAGCTATGCCACTGTTTCTTTGGGCACCACCACAACTGGTACTGTCGGTCGTCAAACAACCACATACTCGGCCACCAACCTGACCAATATGCTGGCAACGACTGCAGACATCACAACCGGCAACAACAACCCATCGCAAATGTCTCAAGTCGTTGTGACATTGGCAATTGTTGGCACCGGCTTGAGCGCACCAACAGCAGGCAAAATGAACATTTCCTTGCGTTACTTGCAGACCGATCCCAACATTGGTTCAACTACTGCTTACCCATACGGTAACTTCGACTAATTGAGCGGGGGCTTCGGCCCCCTTCTTTGGCTTTAGGAGATACCTAT